TGTAGTTCCGGACTAGAATAGTCCCAAGGGAAGTACTTATATATCCGTCTAAGATGTTTAATCTTAGAGGTTACAAAGTCACCACCTCGGTCAAGACCGAGGGCACCCTCGAAGAGAAGTGGTTTATAATCACTTAGCTTCGCCATTTGTTGTACCATATCATCACGTCCTTGACCTTTTAGGTCAAGTAATAATGGTATGTCTGATATCTCCTGTAAGGATTTATCAGCAAGTACAGCTAGTCTATCAAGTAGACTCGAATCTATACCCTTAGACACGATTTCTCGTGTGTAAGGGTTCCATTCATTCCTTATTTCAAAATATTTGACAATAAGTTGTGGATGGATTCGTTTAATTTTAACTGGTTTAAACTCTTCATCAAGAAGAGTGTCTCTCCATTCATTAAGTCTTTCCAGGTATTTACGCCCGGAAGGATTCATTCCAACACCAATAGGTGAGGGAAGGAATAACAGAAGATCTGTTACTTCATGAAAATAATGAGATGATTCAAAGGGATTAACCTTTAGAATCTTAAGGTAGTTAACGAGATTATCTATCTTTAGGCCATTGATTGATGGCTTGGGAGGTTTATACCCTCCCTTCCTATCAATTATATAGCCAGCGAATTCTCCAATAAGATTAGAAGTAATAGTTTTAGAAACTGAAACTTCAACACCTAATTTGGATATTTCGGCCTTGTAAAGGGCAGATAAACGATCATTGGCAATAAGGATGTCATCTCCAAGAATACGGTAGGGCAAAAGTCCATCCGTATCACGAGGGATGTTGTTATCATAACATAAAGTTCTGACTAACACATGATGACTATACGAGAAGATAGCGAAGGACCCATAAAGGCCCATCGGCTGTCCAGCCCCGTATGTCACATCACCCAAAGGGCCTTTCCATAAAAGCTTGGAAGTACGCTCAAAATGTGATGCGTAATTCTCAAAGGCACCAGGAATTAATTTCCTGAGACATGCCATTTGAAACTTTAATGGAAAACGATCTGTCGCAGCAGAGAGGTCTACACTGTGAAGTGTAGCACCTCTTCTGAGACTATCACGGCCAAACCTCATACCCTTATCCTGATCATGAGTACAGTCTTCTGGAATTGATTCCAGAATCCTGTTCATGATTCTATGTAAAGGGTGCAGAAACATTTGTAATTCTGCATGAGGCAAAGCAATTATCCTTACCTTATTTCCACCTTCATAAAGTGGTATCAGCTCTCCTCCATAGGGTTCCTCTTCAAAGGTTCCCTTAGATGGAAAGAACTGATCATGTAAGGACTCAGTGGGAAGAACCTTTCGGGCCGTATGGTTCATTGAATTGAACCAGTTACGACCACTTACAAAGGGCTTCTTAGTATTAAGACCAGAGGACAAAGATAACCCATCTTTAAGGGTTTCTAGTCCATTGACCATAATACGAATATATTTTTCCATCTCCTGATTAGGGAGTTGGGTTCTATACCACCATGAGTCAGATATATATGAAATAATATCCGACGATATAGGTTTCGAAATGTTGTTTAAAACAGATGCTAATTTTTCTCTATTTGGGGTTGCAAATATCTTATACGAATTAAGTATAGATAATGCAATACCACTACCCTTCCGGCTTGAGAGGCCAAGTTTAAATACTTGTCTCCAAACTGGATCTCGGGGTAGCTTTCCCCTATAGGAAATCCATGTTGAAGTAGGTTTACCACCTGCAATAACATGTATTAGATCGGACTTCAGACTCTTGAGTCTGTCTACAGTCCATTGTTCACTATTATTTAAAACATAATGGTGCACCTTCTGTCGTAAAGCTTTTGACAAAGCTTTATCTAACATCAGTGTATCAAAATGAATCACTAGTTTGTTGAGTATTTGACTTAAAGTCATATAGATATTCCTTTTATCCCATAAAGGGGTGAATGGATATGTCTAAGATACATCAATCAATACATTAGTAAAGAATGATCCTAAACATGCCTCATCATTCGAGCTGCGGTATGCAGAACGAGTGACAGATCGAAAGGAACAGTACCAATATTAATTTTAAATTGGTTGCTCTCGATGATCTCTGTGCTATGCTCCAGAAGTATTCTGGGGTCAACATTGTGGACTTTGGCAACATACTTAACAGTATTGAGCAATTTCTCACGCTTAATAGAGAAGACAGGATTATATCCTTTCTTAGCTCTTAGGGCCTGTGACTTACTCTTGTTGTCAATAGTACCACGGTTGGTTTGAGGGTTGAGTATGAAACTCAGCTCTCCAATAGGAAGTTCAAGTATTAACTTAAGCTCACTAGGGTTAAATCTTAGTTTCAAACTTTCGTTTGAAATCTCAGGGTTTATATAAACCTGCTCTTCTGAAAGAAATTTCATTAGAATCCTTAATTTTTTATATTAGGTTAGTGCAGCCGACCAATACTTTTCAGCATGATACATAAACTCGATCAGAGTCTACAGACTGTTCTTAGCCCCAATATAAAG